AAACAGTTTAGCTCTTACTTCTCGCATGTTATCAGCGGCTGCGTCTTCAGCCTGCATTTTGCGGAAGAAAGTGGAGCTAAATTTAGTAGCGGCTGAGAAAGGGTCAACAGAGTTTTCGTCAAAATCCGAGAAGAATTGAGTAATAGGGCTACCTGCAGTCATGTTATATTTAACAAGACTGAGGTGGGGGTTATCTTTTACTTCTCTGAGCGAGTAGGAGCCTTTGTCCGCAGGAGTTTCGGTTGAGGCATCATCGTCATAGTCGTCATAGTCGCCATAGTCGTCAGAGCCAGGCGTGCTAAAAGAGTCGTCATCGCCATAGTCGTCAGAGCCAGGCGTGCTAAAAGAGTCTTCATCGGTTGGGTCTACCATAAAAGAAAGAGATTTTGACTAAAGCAGTTGTTGATTAAGCTGTGAAGTTGGTACAAGTAAATATGTATATTATTTTCTTTTTTGTATGTTTTTGTAGCTATATTATTTTTAGATAACGAGTATACAAAAAAACTTGCATAGTATATGGCTGATAAACCGATATTAACAATCGATTCAACTCCTAATAAAGTAATAACAGTTAGTTATTATGTACCAGATTACGGTGATTACATTAAGGTAAAGAGGTTATATCCATATCCCACGAGGGAGGGGGAGCAGAGGCCGCCGTATAGTGTTGAGGAGCTTCTATTTGCCTATCTTATTGTAGAACTAAAAGCAAAAGGAAAACCAGTTGCATTAGACCCACAAGATTTGCCTTCTAGGTTAGAACCATTTGCTATTGATGACCGTCAATATGCGATGTTAGAGTTTATTAGTACATGTTTTCCTGATGACGACCAGCAGAAAGCGGCCAAGAACTTTGCTATGGAGCAGAGGAGAGGAGAAGCTAAGCCTACTTTACACATTCCAGGTGTTGTAACTCCAAATGGTAGAAGTTACACTTTTGAGAGGCCGAATACAGGGGTACAGTGGAAAGCTGATAATAACTACAAAGGGGCATCCGAGAACGGCTGTACTTTAGACGAGTATATGCTAGCGATGTGTTTAACGCATGTAGACAATAAGAAGATTGAACCTACAAAAGATCCAATTGATGTATTTGCCAGTGAGAGTATTGAGTTAGTGCAGTTTTTAGCTATTGTGTTTGTGAATGCGTTCTTATTAGATGATGATGCGGCGAAGGATGCAAAAAACAAGGGAAAGTTAAACAAACAGAAGTTGAGAGCCGTACTTGGGAACACCAAGTCTGCTACACGCCATACAGTAGATACTACAGGTACGTCGGCACCTCAAGTATAGAGTTAGGCAATTCAACTGTTGCGTTCTGTTCGCACATACCGGCGATGCCTATTGCGGCTAACGTGTTGATATCTGGCAGGCTGGCTATTTTTCCATCATGGTTTCCGATTGAGAAGAGGTATTATTTTCAAACTCAACAAGAAGCAGATAATTTTACAATAAGCGAAAGCCTTAGACTTGACGCCGAAGCAGAACTATTTAGTAAGAGATACGATTTAAGTAGTTTTATAGCGATAAATCAATTTGTTAAAGTAGATATTCTGGATTGGTTAGGTTTAAGGGATTCGCAGTTTGTAAAAGAGTATGGTTTACCTGAAGCTGTAAAGAAGGCTTTGGCTTACGAAGTTGCAAATATAGCCCGCGATCAGGATAGCAAGAGGAGAGAGCAAGAACGCCTGCTAGAAATGAAAAATATGGAATACAACAGTCAGCTTAAATTCGGCGCTTCAAATACTTCTTTTGGTAAGGTGTATGGTTAACTTGTAGCTATTTAAAAAGAAAATGACAGATATTGAATATCCCGATAAACGCTCTGCCAGAGGTAAATTTACTCAGCTAGGTATGCATAGCTCGCTCACCTATGCTAGAAGATTGCCCCATGTGCGCATAAGACTCTACGAACGATTAGCTAAACAAGACTTAACTGTAAAGACTGCCTTAAACACACTCATTGACTATATAGTATCTACTATAGGGGACGTAACGCATCCAGATCCTGAGATAGCAGATTTCTTAAATACAAATTTAAGGAGAATGGAGGACACGTTGGGTGTCAGCTGGAAGAACTGTTTAAGAGTAGCCGAATTCACTAAGCTGTGGGCCGGAGCTTCTGTTTCTGAATTAATGTTTAACCTAGAGTTTGGTACACTAACTCTAGCAGACATAATCACGTATCATCCATCTACAATCTTTATATATACAAATAAGAAAGGTAGATTAGTAGATGGGGATCCTACGTGGGATGGGCATAGGAGGTCTGGGGTGTACCAGACGGTAGTGGGGTCAACCACAGCGGAGAAGAGGTTAGACTTATGGAAGATATTGTATTTATGTAACGAGCAGGATTTTGGTAATTACTATGGTCAATCCATTGTGGGGCCTTGCTACAAATGGGAGAGGCTAAAGAATGCGGTAATAGACCTAATGATGATTTACATGGAGAAAGCGGGGCATAGGTTAACGTGGATAGCATCAACGAGTTCGCCGACTAACCAATCGAGGTTAAATCCTTCTACAGGGGAGGAAGAGCCGATTACGACATTTGACTTATTAAAAGAGCAGATAGACGCTGATGAAGGGATTAAGAACACGTTAATGTTACCGTTTAATATAGATGGTGCCCGGCCGGAGGTTGGTTCTATACCACAAGCGGACATAATAGGAAACACTTATTTAGATGCTATATGGTATGCTGACCAAGAGAGTGTAAGGCATATAATACCCTACTTTTTAATATCTGACAGAAGTTTAGGTTTAAATCCTGAGTCAGTGGAGAGAAGGATGGAGGTATTTTACGAGTCATTAGAAGCCAAAAGAGAGCAGTTAACTGCGGCGTTGATAAAGCAGGTATTTACGTTATTAATTCAATGGAATTTTAATAGGGAGTCAGCTAAAACTCCCCCAAGATTTACAAGAATATACTCAGACCGTTCTGAGGATAGGGTAGCTACCATGCAAGTAATAAAAGGCTTAACTGAGATAGGATGTTTAAACCCAAGGAATGATGAAGACTGGAAAATGATAAGACAGATGGTTAGACTGGGTGGTAGACAAATCGAACCTGACGATTTGAAGTTTATCGAACAAGTGGTTGTAGAACCTAGACAAAAAACACAACCGTCAGACGTTGGACCAAACGGTGCAGGAAAGCCAGGTAGGTCTACAGGTTCCACCACCAAACAAATCAAAGCCAGAGATAAACAAACCTCTTAATCAACCTTAAACAATCTCCAGAACGCCGCTTAATTTATTCCTGTTAGATGCTAGAGATCTACCTGATCTTAAATGTTTACAGTCTCTATACACACTAAAAGTATCACAGGTACATGAATAAGTTGTTACCATATTTTGACTTAACTGACTGCTAATAAACAGGAAATGACTCCCCTTCACCTCTTTTATTTTGTACCCCTGACTTAACATAGAGCACAATATTAAGTTGTTGTAAGTTACTTCTACTATCGGTTTGCTCGGTAATTCAATACAAACTTCTTTATGATAGAAAGTATAGTAAAGTTTTCCGTTTTTAATTGAAGAGTAGTCTATACTTGTTTTTATTAGCTCCTGTATACATAAGTTAGCTATACATAGTAGGAGGCTTGAGCAATCAAGTTTTAGGTTTAGGATTAAAGACTGAGCTGTTACTATGTTTATAGAGTAGTGGTAGAAACCGGGTATCTTATCAAAGTTTATCTTTAAAGTTTGTGCTTTGTTTTTATACATTTCAAGATAAAACTCGATTTCTATAAAGTCTGTTTGTAGGCTAACGTTTTGGATACAAACGCCTTTATAGATATCAAAAAAAGACAACAAAAACGATTTAGATTCCATATATGAATGACAATCAGTTAATATCAATGCTAATAAACAATACAGACTTAGAGAAAGTAGCTGAGTTAGAGGTAGAGCCTATTGTAGCTCAAAGGGAGGAAGTGTCAAAAGAACAGGTACAAAGGGTGCCAACGTTAGTTGACAGTAGTTCTGAAAGCAAGCCTGACGTGGCGGTGCCTGTAATTAAGCTATCTGACTATGAGTATAATGTACCTGCAGGCAATTCTTTAATGCTAGAGGATTGTAACATACCTAATTATAGGCTAGCAAAGTGTTGTGCTAATTGTACTTTTTCTATTTATGATCCAGTGAAGCACAGCGCAAGATGTGTAAAGTGGGATTGTTGTATAGTACCGGTATATTACTGCGATGAGCATACAGACCCTAAGAGTTTGATTGATAGCAGTGAGGGGGAGTACGAGAGTTATTCTGAGAAGCCGGAGCAATCAGAGAAGCTTGTAGGGGAAGTAGAGCCTGAACTTTTAGATAGTGTAGCTGAAAAAAGTGCAGAGGTAGAGCTAGAAAGCGTGAATAGTGCTGAAGTTACTTCTGAAGTTACTTCTGAAGTTATTTCTGAAGTTGTAGAACAACGACTAGACTTAGTAGAAGGTGGATACGAAGATAAGGAGCTATACCAACAGGTATTAACTAACGCTCCTAGCTTCGAGCCGGAAGTTTACAAGCAGGCTTACATAAAGAAAAAGTACGCACAACTTTACAAAGAAAAATACGCAAATACAGTTTCCAAATAGGAATTTGTATTAAGTTTAATATTAATATGAACTTTTAAGATTATATTAAACATGACGAAACTTATAGAGATACAGCAGTTAGATTTAGCTGAGGTACAGGATCCAGTAAAGAAGTTATTAAAGGTACCCATAGCGACAATAGGGAGTTGGGTGCATCCAGAGTATGGGGAGGTAAAGTTTTCGCAAGAGGATTTTAGGGAGATACTAGGGAATTGGAGTAAGAATATAGCAGGGTATGAGCCGCCATTATTTTTAGGACATCCAACGGACACGAGTAGTGTAGAGGGAGCGCCGTCGGTAGGTTTTTTAGAGAAACTATACCAAGAGGGTTCTGTGTTATATGGGTTATTTGATCCAGTTGACGATAAAGTTTTCGAGGATGTTGCTAAGGGGTCCTACAGATATTCGAGTGCGGAGTTATCAAGAAATGCTGCCAGCAAAGAAACTGGGGAACCAATAGGGACGTTGCTGCGCGGGGCTGCACTTACCAACAGACCTTTTCTAACAGGACTACCTAGAGTAGAAGCTGTATATCAACAATTTAGTGAGCAAGAACCACAATCTAATTTAACCTTTTTATTTCATTTAAATACTATGTCTAATTCTATTGAAACTGCAGCTGCGGCACAAGTCGCATCTGTTTCCGAACAAAAACTAGCTGAGGTAGCTGCTGACCTAACTCTAAAACTAGAGGAGCTAAGCAAGAAACTGGAAGCTACTGAGCACAAACTGTCAGAAGCTAACTCTGAAATCGAACGTATGACCGCTGAGTCTGCTTTAAAGCAATTAGCTTTACTTAACATCTCGGCTGATACAAAACAGGTTTTCTCTGAACTGTTACCCTCCCTTAGTAAAGAACAACGCCGTGAGCAATTAGAGAAACTAATTAAACTCTCTGAAGGCAATTCTGAAAAGTTTAACCAAGCTCAAGGTGAATCTAAACCAGAGTCCTCTGAACAACCTTCTAACCCCTACGAAGATATTATTAAACGTAATAAAGAAATCTTCGCAGAGCTTAACAAAGGTAAGTTCTACTAAGTAAACACATATAAAAATAACTTAAGTTAATATAACTTTTATAGGAACTAATTATGGCAATTGAATTTGAAGCTGGTGTAAGTCCATACCAGTATATAGGAGATGAATATACTTTTGGCTCATTGCAGTTAACGATGTTAGCGAGGTCATTTGAGCAGTTAGCGGTAACATCGCTGCAAGAGTTTTTCCCATCGAGGCTAATTAACGAGCGGACTATTGTAGTAGAGCAGATTATTGAAGGTGTAGGGATCATGCCTATTGTAAGATTTGGCATTCCCAGTGGAGGTTACTTAGAGCAAAACCGGGTAAGGTCAATGACGGCTCGCCCGGCTGTTGTTCGTGAAGATGACTTTATTGAGCAGCATTTTATCAACCAAGTACGCCGTGTAGGTACATTTAATGAAGCTTACCGCCCTGAAGAATTTATTCAGCGCCGCGTTCAACAACTCGTTGCCCGCCACTCCCGCACTAAAGACCTGTTTATTACTAAAGCTCTTCTGGGAGGTATAAAGTATACTGATCCTCGTACTGGCGTTAGTATAGATGTATCTTCTAATATTCCGGCTCATAATTTATTTAAATACGACGGTTTTAATGCTACAGTCACAGACGGTACAATTAACGTTGGTGGGTCTGGCCTAAAAGCTAATAAAGCTTTGACTAACAGTAAAGGTCGTCCAGAAGCTTTAATGTTTAAGTCAACCGACGCTAGATGCGCTGTACCCTGGACTGATAATAAAGCTGATATTATCTACTGTTTGCGTTTAATTAAAGAGTATTTGTATAAGACTAACAAAAATCGTCCAACCGACATTTTGATTAGCTCTGACTTGCTAACTATTTTGATGGAAAACGAGTACATCAAAGCATTAAGTAACGTACCTGGTGTTGTAATTCTAAATCAGCCAACATCAACCGTAGCTGGTAATGCTAATATTGCAGCTACAGCTAATACCCCAGCAAGTTACATTACAATGGGTGCCGGCGGAGAAATTTCCTCTATTGCCGGTTTAAGAATTATTGCAGTAGACGGACTATACAGAGACCCTGTAGATAACGTTATTAAAACCTACTGGCCAGCTCATAAAGTAGCTATTGTGTCTCGCTCCGCGTCTGGAGATCCTTCTGCTACTCTGGGCTTTACTTACCACTGCAGCGGTGAAGCTCCAGATGGACAGCCGGGTATGTATATGCGCACCTCCGCTATGTCCGAACCACCTGCACCTCCTGGACGTGTTATGCAGCTGGGTGATGCCTTCTTACCAGTTGTTATCTATCCTCACTGGATCTCTATTCTGGATGTATGTGAACCTAACGAACTGTCTAACAAGTTTATCATCCAATCCAACCTCAGTTACGGTACTTTCTAATCGTTTTACTCCTAGCTAACACTAGGAGTATAAATATACACATAGTCATTATATAAATTATTATTAAGAGGTTTAAATGGCCACTCCAATTGAATTACAGGTAGCGCCTGGTTTTCGTTATTTAAAAGATTTATACCCAGAGTCAAGGGGTATGGGGTTAAACTACTACCCATACTCCTCTATCTACTCAGGCTTAGTTCCTAGTTGGACTGCTAATACTACAGGTACAAATCCAGACCAAACAGTAGCTATTACAGCTGGTTCTGCGTATCTAGACAGTCAGCTATCTACATTAGCCGCCAATATTAGTGTAACTGTGGATATTACTGCTGATACTCCAGTGGGGGACAATTTTTTCTATATTATTCTTAACCCTAGCCGTAGAGTTATTCCTTACGTTACCACTCAACCTACTACTTTGCTAAATGGTGTTGCAGTAGCGGATGGGGATTGGGCAGTTAAATGTGCTGATTTAGATGAATATTTAATTGCTAACACTTTCTATAAAAGAGTTGCGGGCGCTTGGCAACAGTCAGTTTCAGGGGACCCTGTTAATGATCTTATCTTTCAAGCCCCTATCGTTCCTTCCCAAACGGGTAAAAATCGCCATTGGGGTAACCAAGTATCTCCTACAATTGCTGCCTCTAACTTCCAAGTGAATATCGTTGAAAAACGTGTTTATATTGGTAATGTATATCCCCCTTACGTTAACTCTAACTCTTTAGCTCTACTACGGGATTGTGCTTCTCTGCACATTGCTACTTTAGTTGCTCACATCAAGTCTGACAGAACTTTAGACACCGCAAAGAGTTATCTAGAAGTAGTTAACAACGTTAAAAATCCCTAGAAGTTAATCACGTGAGGTTTGGATGAGTTACAGATTAATAGCTATTAAGCCGGAGATATTATACTTAGATGGTAAAGGGACAACAGTAGAAGTTGGAGACTGTTTACATTTAAGTAATGCTGATGGAGAAGCGCTGGTAAACTCACCAATTAGCGGGTCGTTTGTAGTTATTACTAAAGACGACCCAACAGAGGTAAAGAAGTTTACTACATTTACTGAAGGCTCAGCTATAGAAAAGGTAGTAGATGAGGGGGAGGATTCGGTGCTAGGTGCGGCGGTCAAAGACCCTGTGGAGGAGATTTATGGGGAATACAAACAGGATGGAGAGCAGTTTTTTGATGCGCTAAGAAGTGACCAAAATCTGCAACCCGGGCTTAATTTAGAGTCAGAGTCTAGTCAACAGGCACCTTCGATAGAAGGTTTTGATTCTGAGCTTATTAGGACTTTAGGCGAAACTCCTAGCTGGAAAACCCTTGTTAACTACGTTAGAGAGCTTGGTAATCAACCTTCCCCTAACCTAGAGTTAATAAACTACATCCAGCAAAAGTACTCCTCAATGGGGTCTGTAGTTAATGAGTGTAAGAGAGTTATTACACAACTTCAAGAAAAACAGATAGAGAGTTAAAAATATGAGTATTCAGTTAAATTTTTCTGACAGGTTTAGTTATCCAGAACCTAATGGTATACCAGGGTATTCAGCGGACCAGATGGAGACTTTAACTGAAGCTCAAATTTTAGAGGCTGCGCCTGAGTTATCTAGTATGGTAGATATAGTTAGGCGCTCTTCTGTTCTTCTAAGAAGAAAAACAGCTCTTGAGATATTTAAGATTATTACATTTGAGTCTGACCCGCGTATTGCGTTAGTTTTAGCATCAGCCAAGAGGCGTTCGGACAGTACCTATCTTTTTCAAGGGCTTGTTCAAGTTCAAGAAGTAATGTTTGCTTCTACCACAAGAGGAGTTTCCGGACAGACAAATAGAACTCTGTTCTCGGACGGCATTAAAAGAGTTTCTGCTATGCTAACTGCTTCTGTTTTAATAGGGCAGTTAGCACAAGTATCAGAGCAAGCGGAGCACGCTAAAGTTTTAGAGAAGCAAGCGCTTGAAGATTTAGACAGGGTGTGTTTAACCTATGAGTTATCGGGAAGTACTTCAAGTGGTTACACAGCGGAGATAGAGGAGCAGCCTTCTTTTATATTTAACTCAGGGAATTTAACTTTAGCCGCTAATGAGTCTATCAGATGCAGCTGGTATGCTACCCATCTTACTAATTCTTGGGTTGAATTACCAGCTTACACAGGCCCGGTAACCCAGGATAACCCTATCCCTGTTTGGCGTATAGTATCTGATATAGCAGATTCTATTAACCAAGTCAGTGTGCTGTATGAGGGTATTGGTTTAGTTGCTTCTGTTCAGCTAGCAGGTAAAAAGAATGAATTTTACTCTAATACCCATCTATTAAGATTTTACCCGAGAAGTGCTAACACAGGCTTAACTACCTTCTCACTAAACTTCAGAATACAGAAGTATACAGGTACAGTCCCTTCTAATCCTAATGTTGCTCCTTTTGTGTGGGGTATTAATATTAACTCTCTTACGAATAATATTATAAACGGTTTAATTTTCGTACTAAAGGATAGTAAGACTGCCACATTAAGTGCGGAGCAAGAGATAGAGCCGCAGGTGCTGTACATAAGAAACAGAGTGCAGTATGTTGCAGGGGGGTCTGTACCGCCGACTACAGCTAAGGTAAGATACAGATTGCAGTTTTGGTCACCAAATGAGATTATTGCTTCCTCAGACTTTGAGGAGATAACTATTATTCGAAAAGTAGATGAGGATCAGCAAAAGCAGTTAGATTTAGATAATTCGAGGTATTCGCAGGTAGCGGTAGAGCTTTTGCAAGCGATAACAACTGAGAGGAATTATAGTGGAATGACCGGGGCGTTAGTAAAGAACGACCCGTTGTTTTCTTATCCACCCGAGGCGGCTATTGAGTTGATAGCTTGGACTCTTTCTAGATTAAATGTGTATGTAGTGTTAGATATATTAGAGTTGCCTATAGATATAGAAATAGCTACAGGTAATCTTGTAAATGCTTATAGTATATATAGTAATAATCCTAAATCTGTGAGAGTAGAAGCAAGAACTTTAGCCGGCGGGGCTATAATTAACAACACATCATTTACACAACCCCCCTTACTATCAACTCAATCTAAGAGAAGTAGTATTGTTAGGAATATAGAAGATGAAGTTAAGAACTTAGGGTACGGTCAATGGCCTCAAATACTGTAGATATCCAATTACTAGATAATGTATTTCCTACTCATGATCAGGCTGTGTTAGCGCTACTTAGTGCTATATTAAATCACCCTGACATAAAGAATAGCTATATATATTATCCAGTTTTATTAGGAGAATCTACACCCCCGGAGCCGATAAGAATTACAAGTGCGCGGGACTTTAGTGGAATAGAGTTAATAGAGCCGGGGCTAACATTAGCTGTATTTCCCTTACACGACGATTATGACCAAAAATCATCTACCTTTACATCCCGTAAATCAAGTAAATCTGTTGTATATGGAGACCAATATCTCGGTAGAAGCTCTACACCTCACTACGGTGTAAAATGTACTTTTAACTTTGTGGTGCAGCTCTACTACCAAGATTCCTCATTTAATGCCCCAGTAGAGCTGCTATCTGATGTAATAAACTTCGACAACGAAGAAACAGGCTTTTACCCTTTAACAGTACCTGCAGTCGATTCTTGGCAGTATAACGATAGGTTACTCCAAAACCGCGTTCTTAGGTTAGAAGATAGACTAGAGTCTAGAGTTTACACTCTTCCAAATAGTGAGGACCCTTCAGTACCTGGTACTACCCTCAAAAAACCTACTAACCTTAAATCTAAAGAACAACCTTACTCCGTAGAGTCAAAACTTGGAGGTATAGGTAGCGATATTAGTATAACTACTTTGCCCGGAGAACGTGTTATAAGAGCTTGGATGTCTTTACTAGTAAAAGTTATACGCTCTCTGGTGTATTTAAAACCATTTGCTTTAAGAAATCCAACAGTTAGCATGGTAGATTACCCGTCTACAAACTGGTACAGGAGTTCAGAGAATTTGGTATTTCATACAGGGTATTGTTTAGTCAGTTACGATCTTATAGAAGCAGATGAAGGTACTTATTACACGTATCCTAAACCGGATATACCAGAGCCGCCAAATCCGCCAGATCCACCAGATCCTCCAGACCCGCCGCTTCCGCCATTTCCTAATATTAAAACCTTAGTTATAGAAGATTCAGATGGGGAGATAAGACCTCAAACGGAGATAGATTTAGCTGCTTTAGACCAGCAGAGTGTGGCTACTAAAACAGTGAAAACTGAGAGAGTTGTTTATGTAGAACCAGACAATGAGGTTCTTATATCGCGTCTTGAAGACCTGTTTAGAGAAATAGCTGTTGTAGATGGTGGCTTTTTTTAGAAACAATATTTTAATCATATAACTTTAGTAAAATGCATTATTTTAGCATTGGTTTTGTACCCTACACACGTACCTCTAGGTAAATGTAGGTTTCTTACAAACTCTTTTATAGTAAGAAATAATACTACCGTTAGTTGAGCTAAACCATAACAAAACTAAAACTTTTCTGGTAGTAAGAATATTAATATTATTATGTAGCTATATAAACAGCAAAGTACACTTATTTAAATTAGTAATTATTTAAACTATGCCTGCACCATCAATTAAATTTATAGACAGTTTGGTAGGGCCATCACAGGTTACCAAGCAGTGGAGAGACACAGTAGGGGTTATTGGTACATTTAGCAGAGGGCCGGAGTCTCCTATTTTAGTAGAAGATCTTAAGACTTTTGCCAGTATATATGGAGTTGATTCGTCTAGCGGGTCTTTGTTTGTTCAGCAAGCAATGGCTAATGGTCTAAATAGATTTGTAGTAGTGAGAGCTTCCGCTAGTTCTAATCCATCATATTCAGCACTTACCTTTACTTCTGGTAATGCGCAGATAAGCCCTGTTATTGGTTACGTACTAAATGGAAACAGCTTAGAGCCAAGTTCCTATAGAACTACTGGGTTAAAAATAGACTTTGATTACATAGGAAGTCCAATTTCTATAAATCCTACTTTTTCCCCTGTAAATTCTAGAAGAGGTCAAGTTAACTTACCCAATTTTGTAGGACAAGCTAGATTTAACTTCTACGTTACTAAAGCGGTAGAAGGTAGAAGTTCATCTCCCCTGTTGCACGACACAAATAAAAAACTAAGAGTAGACACAATACTAGGGCCCACCCCAGGATACTTTTTAGGGCTTATTAACACAGCACCTAACAGCAATCCTGACTATGCCACACTGAAGGAATACATTCGCCCTGGTTATTCTTTAGTTTCAAATGAAACACACCTTTCAGATAATTTAATTATTGCTTCTGATATCATACCTAACTACTCCCAAGACAATGATGCCTTGCTAATACGGTCTGATAAAAAGCATAGCCACGCCGTGTGGGGGGTTGTATCGGGGGTAGAGAGTGGTCAATCTCAAGTAAAAGTTGGTTTTATTAAAGTAAAACCAAGGCCAAGTACTAGTACTACTACTACTTTAAGCGAAGACTATATTCAGACAGCATCAACAACATCAAATGGACAAACCACTAAGGTAAATACTTTCGAAGCCCTAAAAGAGATGGTATTGCTTATAGACGGCGTCGAGTATAAGCAGTCCACCACTGCTCCAGTACCTGAAACTAGTTCTGTTTTTGCTTTAAATGCGGCTGTAAATACCGTCGATGGTTTAGGGGATGATTTAGATTTTAGTTTTGATGACCTAATAGATGAAAATCTCTCTGAAGGTACTGCTTTAGATAATATCGCTGGCACCAGATTTACATTTACTTTACCCTCTGGCACTTCAACAAGAGCTATCCAAGGTGGCAGTACTGTAACCTTCTTGCCCAAAGTCAGCGCAAAATCTACTGACAACAAAACAATTACAATAACTGGCCTATACTCCTATACTGTGGGTATGGAAGGAAGCGGGGTAACATCTCCAGATGGTAACATACTCAGCTCTACCACTAAAGATAAATATTACCTTGTTATAAAAGGTAAAAAGTATACTATAAATAGCGTAGCAGCAGTAGTAAATAGCGTAGGAGGAGTAGATACTACTTTCCATGAACAGCTAAGTATTACTTTAGTGGAAGATTATACTGGTACTGTAGGGGATGCAGTATACATCTACTACAGACCTACTAGTGTAACAGGAAATCTAGAAACAGAGTACAAAATCCATGCGCCAAAGATTGCTCAGTACGTAATGGGTTATTCGTTTAATAGCCAATCTGGGTCTATGGATTCTGATTACTTTACTCTAACTCAAGCGTACAATACAGGAACAAGTACTGTACAACTTGATAATACTTTCTTATTAACGGAAAGGGCAGGGGGTAGGTATATTAGCTTTGGTTATTTCATTAAAGCACCTTTCGAGACAGATTATACTAGTAAGGCCTTTCCAGTATTAACTAAACCATTTGGTATTGAGTTAATGTATGGGACACAGGGAGTCGCGGCGCTACCGTTATCAACTGGAGGTTCTTTTGCTGTACCTTTTGCTAAAACTTCTATTACATTAGGTTCAAGTAGTGCTGGAGACCCTAATGCTTTCCAGGATGGAGATTTAGCTACGGACATTACTAAGAGCATAGAAACTGCTTTACGGTCTAATAGTGTAATCTCATATCTAATAAGTAACATTACACTGGAAGATTCAATCTTAGTAGACAACGCTACAGAGTTTAAACCCTCTATCTCTTTCACATCTTTTTATAGTGGTGAACAAGCTAATAGAATTAACTGGAAGGTCACTAGATACACAAATGACCCTCAGGGCAGCTCAACAAAAGTCAAAGATTTGCTATTAGGTGCAAAAGCTACGACAGACGCTAACTATGGAAGAACAAACTACTTTGAAGGTGGTTATGACGGCCCCAGTTTTGCGTTTAGAGACCTTTATTCTGCTGATGGAACTTTACTGTGGAGAATAGAATCCGGCACCCCTGGATTACACGGTAACAATATCTCTTGCACTGTAAGAAACCAAAAGACTAACGGCAACTACGCCTCTTTTGAAATCGAAGTCCGAGACCAAAACACAACTGTTATTTCTTCAGATTCTAGAATTGTCACTGTTGTTAACAGCTCTTTGATTGACTTTACTACGGGCCGAAGTTTAGCTTTTAGTAGCACTAGCTTAGTACAAGCTTACTTTATGCCAGTAGTAAGTGCTATTAGTGGGAATTTAGCATTAGACGCTACTAAAAATAGATTCTTTAGATTATCGCCTCAGCGTCTTGCGCCTCCTTTGGAGAAGATAAGTTCAAGTTTTTCTGGTGGGGATACAGGCTTTTCTCGCCAAGGAAGTACAGCACTTTCCTCCTTCTTCTTAAAAGGTGGCAGTGATGGTACTTTAACAGCTCCGAGTAAAAAATCTCTAGCTCAAGGCTTAATACGCGGACTAGAAGCTTTGGATAGTATTAATGTCGCAGCTATTGCTCTACCTGGCATCAACTACGGTGACCAAGATTATCAAGCTGTATTTGAGAAAGCTGTACACAGTGTTAATTCTTCTACTCCTGAATCAGGGCTAAGAACTGCAGTCTTTGAGTTAGCTCCAGGTATTAACGCCGATCGAGCCGCAACCCTTGCTGCAGAACTTGATAATGAACGTATTGTACTGTTAGCCGGTAGCCAGCTCATGCGGGGCGATAATGGCCTGCTAGTACCTAACGTCGGCTCCTCTGGTTCATACCTCGGTTACGACCTATCTCGTGCTCCTAACTTATCTCCCGCTGCATCATACTCGGGTGCTTTAGTTAGACGAGTAACTTCTGTCGACACACTTACTAATACCGCTTTCTTGGACAAAATGTCTGATGCCGGTGTTGAAGTTCTGCTGTTTGATGCTAACATCGGCGGTTTCCGCTTCTGTAATGGTTTAACTACTAGCAAACAGCTGGCTAAACGATACAGGTCAGTTGTTCGCACCTTAGACCAAGTCAAAACAGACTTATACTTAGCATTGCAATGGTGCCGTTCTCGCCCAAATACTCCTCAGTTACAGTCAGAAGTGGCCAGTGCATGTGATACCTATTTGTACAGTAAACTCAGAGATGGTTGGTTTAGTAATCTTCAGCCTACTATTTGCTCTGAAGCCAATAATACTGTTAGAGATCAACTAGAAGGTCGCCTTAATGTCAGAATACGGTTTACTCCTTCATTCCCAGCAGACACTATTGTAGTATCCACAATTATGGATATTTCTGACGACTTTACTATTCAAACCACTATTTAAATTATTAGGGAGATTTTATTATGGCAGCAGGAACCGAAGGCTTTGATAGTAATACTAAAAGAATTATTACTAATAACGCCTCGTTAGACCCTATACAAGGTTTCCACCTTAACGTATACATGAATGACCAAGCTAGTGGACTCCCAGTTTTAGTAGGGGGATTTACTTCCTTCCAAAAGACTATGAGAAACGCCACAGAAGCATATATGCCGTTTGGGCGTAAGCATGCGAGGCTATTAGACGGAGAATTTCAGTATGGTTGGGTGTTAGAGCGGGGGTTACTGGATATAGGAATTTTGAAGGACATATTTGGCGTTAATGACGTAGGTCCTGAGTTTAGCGCTGAGCCTACTCCCAGGTTTACCATTACAGTCGAGATTAATGCTCCGGAACTTCACGACAAAGGGATAAACTTCCCAATAGGTAAAAAAACTGAACAAGCCGGTCAAAAAAGGTCTGCAAAAGGGAAATATCAACTAATATTTGCTAAAATTGATTCTGTAACTTTAGGAGCAATGGCCGGCAGGTCTGTAGTAGCTACTAGATTTGAGGGTTTATGCGAAAGTATTAGATTCATCGAAGGGGGAACCTCATTATTAAATAACTCTGGAAGTAGACTTGGAACTGTTGATAACGTCAACGGCGTCAATTTAGATAATCTAGTAAATAAAACCGTAAGCCCAGGAACAGGAACAGGAGCAGGCAACGGAAGCGGCGACTACCTTTACAGATAGCAGCCAATTAACTTTAAGCAAGTCTAAAGGAAACCTGTAACTCTTATACAGTATCAGGTACCTTTAATAACTGCAAGGTATTATATTATTAAAAGAGCATCAAAATAGTTGCTGCTCTTTTTTTATTTAAGTTAGTAACCCACATATAAAACGCGTATGCCTAATGTACAAGCCTCATTTCAGAATAGTAAACATATGGGAGTTCCGTCTGTCCAGCAGCAGCAGGACGGTCAAGTTCCTGTAGCATATGTAACAGATATAATGGGTACACGCCTAATAGACTATCATCCAAGAAGGTCTGTTAGTTTATGGGCTGTATCAAGGGTAAGGGTTAATATTACTAGGCTTTGGGCTTGCTCAACTGCTTTTATAAAATGTGTGTGTGAAATGCATAATAACGACGAGCCCCTCCCGCCAGTGTCTTACGTAGCCCCTTATAGACCCGCCCCTGTGCCTAGAGGTAATGATTATGACAGTATAAAACCAAATTATTCTAATGAAGGTTTAGGTATAGGTGATGAAATATGCATACATATGGGCTATATAGATAATATTGAGATTTCGGACAAAGAATTAAGCAGAGTATTTGTTGGGGTAATAGATACTATTACAGAGTCGTGCAATCCTAATGAGGGGGCGACTTTAATGATTGAGTGCAGAGACAGAATGAAGTATATGATGGATAGCCTATCAACATACAATTCTGCTGAAATACCAGAAAGAGCTAACGAAAGTAGAGAAGGTAAAGAAAGGCGAGAATTTATAAAAGCAATTGCGCGAAACGCAGTCGGAGATTTTCAGGGTAGTAATAGCTGTACAGAAAATGGTTGCGGTTATACAATATTCGATTCGGATGATAATCTGGGGAGTTATGAGGTTGATCATTACTACACGCAGGGTAAAAATGGTACATCTGTTTATAAGGTTGGTGAAAAGCCTAAGGTAAGCTTAATGCCAAAGTTTCATGTATTAAGTGGTAGAGATAACTATACAAGCAACAACCAAAATTTTGCTTTCCCAAATGTTACAGAAAAAGTAGCCGTAGAACATATAAAATACCTTTCTTTGCAGGAACCTTACGTTACTGAGTTTTTTAGTCACAATGTCAATGGGGATTACTATTACATTCCAAGACACTGCGATGTTAGTAGTTTAAATGATCCTAAACGGCTGTACAGAACCTACTTTAATAGGATTGCACCCCCAGGATTAGGTAAGTTGTATGGTTCAAAAGATGATCTCCTACACCCCGCGCAGATGGCAATTATGTACCAAGAAGAAAACAGCTTAATAGCCTGGAGGTCAAACATAATTTTAAGAAATGCACAAAATATTGGCACAAATGAAAAATATATACATATGAAAACAACCCCATTTAGGTACAACAACAGAGGATTTCCTTGCTCGTACATTTTCGTAACAGACTCATCTTTAGAAAAACCGGCTGATTATCTCGCTGTAGGTCTTAGCTACCTAAGAAGAATAGCAAAGGAAACTAGGTCAGCTCAATTACATGTTATTGGCGATCCTAGTTTATCCCCAGGAGAGCTAGTTCAAGTAGTTGGAAGTATGAATAAGCAATACAAGGCGACTTCACAAAAAAATTATATAGCAAAAGATGAGCTTCAAAGAGCTCTAACTGATAGAGAAAATGTTATACAATACTTAAAAAGCCTCAAACAGGAGGTTAAGGATCTTATTAATGAGTCACAAAGTAGTACACCAGACAGTAGTACAACAATTAAAGGGGTTGGTTTTTCAGCAGAAGTAAATGTGACAATAGCTGAGAACGACAGGGGCGTTCTACAATGCCCGAAAAACAACCAACAAACAGTGCAGGCTGATGTACCTCTTGATTACGAATCCGAAGTAACGACTGTGTGGAGGATAGATGGAGTTAAGCATAGGTTAAACGACGGATGGGCAGGATATAGAACTGAGTTAATACTACTACCTCCTTTTTAATATGGTTTCAATAGCAAGTAGTATTCTTGCCAATTCTGCTGTTGGGCAAGAAACTTTAAGACAAATGCAGGCCACACATATAGAGTTGTTTGGTATTGTACTATCAGAACGCTCTAGTACACATCAAACAAATGAGATAGAGGTTAAGATATACAGGGAAAGTGTAAATGTTCTGTGTGAAAAACCAGCGCAATATAAAGATATAGATTTAACAGGATACAAAGTCGTAATAGAAAGAAAAGCAGAAGAGGGCTTTAAAGTAGCTAGAATTAAAAATGTTTTTGAACAGAGAAACAACAAAGCAATAGAAGACTTTATAAAGAACATTGGTACTCGATTATCTGTAACTGAGTTACAAAATGCAGGTCTTAATATAAAAACTACAGAACAAACAGTTACTCAAACAACAGAAGGTCAAACAGCACAAGGTCCAGAAACTAGAATAATTATAGTACGCGGGACGGTTTCAACCACCGGCAATAGTAACGAAACACAAACTCCTGAAAGTGTACATATAGAAGACAGTAACTCTACACTTATTATTAACGCAAGCTCAAATAACCCGACAACAGCTCAGCAAGATTATATAGAAAACAGAAAAAAGCGTTTAGACGAATTACGGGAGAAATTTAATAGTGGTAAGAGCGACATTATAAAGGACATTAACGGTAGTGAGTATAGACGCAATACTAAGTCATACGAGTTTTATAGCAGAGAGGAGATAGAAAAAGCATATAGAGACATCTTTAAAGAGCATGCTAACGACGAGTTAGAAGATATAAAGAAATATCTTGAGAACTTAGACAAGATAAAGAAATGCATGCAACCTACAATAGCGGAGACTAAGAGGAAAACAAGAACCTTTTGGGACGATGTTTTGGATGAAGCTTTGAAGTTAGGGACTAATTTTGCTCTAAGTAATTTAAATAGTTTATTACCAGAATACCTAAGAGTAAATGTTAAAGTACAAAGAAACTTTGAAGATGGGTCTATAGTAGTTTCTGAGTTTTCTGTAGGTCAAGTAGTATATAACGTAAAAGAAGAAACAGTTACAATAAGCGGCGATATATTTAATCCTTTTATAAACTCAGGTATAGAAGAGGTAAACAAACTATTACCACCATTTCTACAGGTTAGCGCCTCAGAGTTGGGGTTAGAAGTGGGAGAGATAGTTATAAGAAAACAGGAGTTACAAAAAGAAGAGCAGGCACAATATAGAGTTAGAGAAGATATTATTGTTGTTAATAGCAACGCTACCACTTACATACAAATGAGAGGCAGTAGGTTTAATCTAGGTAATGCTAGAGAGTTATTTGTAGACAAATCTATAAGAAAGGGGTTAGACGAGTTAAATAAAGAGTTACCTGATTTGTTCCAAGTAAGTGTGAGGAGAGACCCGGAAGACCGGGGCAGGATATTTGATTCTGGACCGTTTAGCATAAAAGTTGAGGGTAAAAATGCCGGGTTATCAGTAGACCAAGAAAGGCTAAAAACGACTATAGAGTTACTACCTGAGAGGCTACTAAATGATGTACCAGCACCGCTGCAGCCAACTGCAAAAGTTGCTTGGAAAAGGGCTAGTATCTTTATAGTAGAAGATATTTTGTACGCCAAAGAAACAGCTGCTAGACGAAAAAGAGAAAAAGAACTAATAGAACAAGAAAAAGAAAAAACCCTCAGTTTAAAATATGACAGCTGTAAACAACAAAATGAAAGTGATAGCAAAGTCCCGGCTATACCCGGTACTAAAACCCTATCAGTTCCTGTTCCTGCAAACACACAACCTTCAACTACTAGAATCTCTTCACCCTCGGTCACTTCCCCCCCTTCTGGTTAATTTTACATAACTTATTATAAAACCCCTTAACATGTTTTCTTCTTTTACCAACAAAGTAACTCCTCCACCTATCTTTATAGAAGAGCTAATAGAGACCACAAACTCTTTTAACTTGCAACTCTATCTGTACTCCATCAAGCAGACTGATTTAATCATACAGGCTTATAAGGACTTCATCACTACTAATTCTTTTTACTATTTGTTTGACCTAATATTGTTATCCTGTTACAATTCTGTGATTGCGTTACCGGTAGTAGCGTTACAGTATC